GCTTGACAATATAGAGTATCCTAGATATAATGAGGATACAAGTTAGAAAATCCTAGATCTACTTAATATAATTTATGGTGATTTATATTATATAGGATTTCCTATCTAAAATCAATAAAAAAGTTAGAAAAGGAGGAATTTCATGTTTTCTTACAAAAAATTTGCGGACTTATTGTTAAAAAACAACATAACGGCTTACCAAGTAGCAAAAGATACTGGATTATATTCAACATTATTTTATGATTGGAAATCCGGGAAAAGTAACCCTAAAATAGACAAAATAAAAATTTTGTCTGATTACTTTAAAGTTCCCATTGAATACTTTTTAGAGGAAGAAACAACAAAACAATAATAGAACTGATGTTCTTGTTGATCAATGCAAATAAAGTCGGGTGGTGAAATATGAAAGATTTAATGATTTTTGAAAATGAAGATTTTGGAGAAATCCGAACAGTAACTATTAACAACGAACCTTGGTTTGTAGGAAAAGATGTGACGGATATTCTTGGCTACACAAATTCGAGCAAAGCACTGGCAGATCATGTTGATGAAGAGGACAAACTCAATAACGAATCGTTATCCAGTTTGGGACAGCGTGGCGGATGGCTTATCAACGAATCCGGCCTTTACAGCCTTATTCTTTCAAGCAAGATGCCGACAGCAAAGAAGTTCAAGCGTTGGGTAACAAGCGAAGTCCTCCCGTCCCTCCGTAAAACAGGTTCTTATGAAATGAAGAATTATTCACCAGAGATGAAAGCGATTTTAATGCATGATGAAAAAATCGTAAAAATTGATGGAAGAGTGACGGACCTTGAAAATAAGATGGTGATTGATTACGGACAGCAACAGACTTTAAAAAATGAAGTAAACAAAGTCGTAGTCAAGGCATTGGGTGGAAAAGAATCAAATGCTTACAAGGAAGTGAGCAAAAAGGTATTTTCCGAGATCAATCATGATATTCAAGAAAAATTCACTGTAAATAGTAGAAACAATGTTCCAAAAAAGAAATTTGATGAGGCGATTGCTTTTATAAGATCGTGGAGTCCAAGCCAAGGAACAAAATGGATGATTGATGGCTGCAATGCGCAGATGTCTTTGTAAATAAAAGGTAGGTGATATAAGAGTGGAAATAAGAAGATTAGTCATTGATCTTGACCAGGCTATTTTAGAAATTAATGGTCAAAAAGTTGAAGAACCAATGGAAGTTGAGTTGCCTGGACCTGAAGGATGGCCTCTCAGAAAATTATTTAATTATGAAAACATTGAGATTCCTTATATCATGGATAAGAATTTCAAAAAGCTAAGCGTAATACAAGAAGAAGCGTCAAAAGACGCTCCTGAAAATTAATAATAAGCCTTAATAAAACGGTTTTTATCTATGAAACAGTAGTCAATTTGAGTAATTAAATGGCCTTCTACAATAGTCCCACATATGTTCGAGATGTCTTTATCGGCATTAGAAGGTATGTAAATTAATAGATGAGGTCCTATGGCATCCTTGGATTCAGAGAAATGCGTTTTATATCCATTAATGAGTATTGGTTTTGGGTCCATGATCTAAACTCTCCTTTCTTAATTTACTTGGTGCTGCGACACCTGTACTTAAATTATAAGGAGAAAAGAGAAAATTTACAAGATTTTGGAGGTGATATCTATGGTAAAAGCCTATGAGCCACTCTACACCGTTCCTGAAGTAGCAAAGGTGTTAAAGACGAATAGGGAAAGAGTTTACAAACTAATCAATACCGGAACACTACCGTATATCCTTCTTGGAAGTAAGAAGATAAGAGGAATGGATCTGGAGCGGTATATAAACAGTATCCCGCAGGCTGATCCAGAAAAGGAGAGTTGCGATGCAGGGTAAAGCTGAAAAGAGAATGTCACAAGGCTTACTGCTTCTAGGATGCTTTTTATCCTTAAGAGGATACGGTGGCTTGGCTGTGTGTTGCTGGGCGGCAGGAATGGCGTGGGAATCAAACATATAGAACTTAGGAGGATGGAAGATGAAATATAAAGTTGGAGATAAGGTTAAAGTGCGTAAGGATTTCAAAACTTGTGACACTTATGGCGGGTATTACGTGACAGACAATATGCACAAGCTGGCTGGGAAGACAGTAACTATTTCGGATGTTTATGAATGCAAATATGCGATTTGTGAAGATGACAAGCGCTACTGCTGGACAGACGAAATGTTCGAGCCGTTGGCAAAGGATCTTATAAAGCCAGGAAGTGTTGTAGAACCTCGAATGGGAGGGAAATACCTGTATCTAAACGATGTATTTTTAAGCGAAAACGGAGGTCTGTGCTTAAACGCTCTGGGGCTGGAAGAATATACTGACGACCTGCTCAATAACGACGGAATATGCAAATTTGATATCCAGAAAATCTACAGGACTTCAGGGAGAAAAATGAGGGACCTGTTCACGGATGAATATCTTACCTTGGTATGGAAACGTGAAGAACCAAAAGAAATGACACTTGAAGAAGTAGAGAAAGAACTGGGCTACCCGATCAAGATCGTCAAGGGAGAATGAGATGCAGAAACTAAAAAAGCCCCGGAAGCTGGCACTTCCAAGGGCAAACAATAAATATATGTCTATGTGCATTGTAGCACAGATCGGAGTGAATGAAAATGGGATTTTACGAAAAAGACGGGAAACGGGTCCCTGAAGGCGAGGCTTTCGAGTACGCCTTAGAACAGATCATGACCGGAGATATATGTGACCAGGATTCCTTTGTTGAATGGTTTTTTCGCCAAGAAATGCGCTGGCATTTCTACGATGAAGACGAAGAAACGGAAACCGTTGATGACATGACACAGCAGCATATAAACCGGGAGATCCATTATTTAAGGAGGGCATGACGATGACATATGAAGAGATACAGAAAGCCAATGAACTTATCCAGACTACGGATATTAAAGGAAAGAATTATGCCGAGGTTAGCCAGCGGATCAAAGCATTTCGATCTGTCTGCCCAAACGGGAAGATAAAGACAGAGATCTTAAAGCTTGAGAATGGATTTTGCTTGGTAAAAGCGGCAGTCTACGATGAACAAGGCATGGTGCTGGGAACAGGCCATGCATATGAAACAGAGGGATCGAGCTTTATAAATAAACTGTCTTACATAGAAAACTGCGAGACTTCCGCTGTAGGAAGGGCCTTGGGTATGTCAGGGTTCGGCATTGATACCGCTGTGCGGAGCTTTGAGGAGACGGCAAATGCTGAACTAAACCGCCTGGCAGAACAGAAAATAGATGCAATAAAGATAAAGTCTTTAGAGGGAGTGTTTGAAAAACACGCCGGGTTCAAAGACGAGGTATTGGCAAAATTTAAGATAGATACGGTCGAAGACATGACGGAGAAACAATATAAGACACTTATCAAGATGATTAATAAGAAGAAGGAGTAACCCCATGGGGCAGGTTGTGACGGTTGAAATAGAGGGGGTCCGGGAATCCAGGGAGGGAACTGAAATGATCGTTCGGATTCCTGGGCACAATCTGGCGGATATGTTTCTTACAAAACGGATAAGAGATGGAGAACTCCGGTATAACGATGGCCGGAGCATAACGAACGAACAGAGGAAGAAAGCTTATGCAACGATCCGGGACATGGCAGAGTGGACCGGATACCCTCCTGAGATCATGAAGGAAATTATGAAATACGAATTTATGATCCGCACCGGAGAGGAGTATTTTTCCTTGTCTGACTGCTCTGTAGATCTTGCCAGGGAGTTTATTTCCACGCTGATCGAGTTTTCTCTCGAGCATGGCATCCAGCTCTCTGACCTGGCGATAAACCGGACCGACGACATTGGAAGGTATCTCTACTACTGCATAAAGCATAAAAGGTGTGCTGTCTGCGGCAGGCCGGGAGAGATCCACCACGTGGATACAATCGGCATGGGCAATGATCGGCGAAGAGTGGATGATAGCGAATACCGGAAGATCTGCCTCTGCCGTGGGCATCACACAGAAGCGCATACAATCGGTATGTCTGCATTTGAGGAGAAACATAAGGTATACGGCATTGTAGTTAAGGAGGTAGACAGTGGCGAAAAATAGTAGAGAAAAGGGCAAAAGAGGTGAGTTAGAGCTTTCCAGAGTCCTGAGAGAGCATGGCTATGACACCCGCAGGGGCCAGCAATATTGCGGAGCAAACGGTGACGCTGACGTGGTCGGCCTGCCTTACTTACATATCGAATGTAAGAGGGTAGAGAAGTTGAATCTGGATGCCGCAATGGCTCAGGCTAGGAGTGATGCCAGAGAAGGAGAAATACCGTGTGTGATGCACCGGAAAAACCGGGAGCCTTGGAAAGCTACCTTGCTTTTAGACGATTTAATAGAAATGTACCGGGAATGGGCGGCAGGAAAGGAGTTAGAGGATGGCGAAAAGGAAAACACTGAGTAAGAAAATAAGATTTGAAGTATTTAAAAGGGACTCATTTACTTGCCAGTATTGCGGAAGAAGTGCCCCTGATGTGATTTTAGAAGTAGATCATATCAATCCGGTAGCGAACGGCGGAGACAATGACATTATGAATCTGATTACATCCTGCCGAGATTGCAACCGCGGAAAGGGTAAAACAGAATTATCTGATTCAGAGACCATCAAAAAGAAAAAGGAACAGCTTGATGAACTTAATGAGAGAAGAAATCAGCTAGAGATGATGCTGGAATGGGAACAAGGGCTGCATAACTTCGTTGAAGATCAGATAGATGCAATCGAACAATTTTTACAAAGTGCTTGCGGTCAAGGGTTTTCAGAATACGGGAGGAAATGGTGTAAGGGCCTCATAAATAAATTTGGTTTTGAGGAAGTATATGAGTCCTCTAAAATTTCTATGGATCGGTACTATGATGGTGACGACGAAAGCACTACAAAGGCATTTAATTATATAGAAAGAATCTGTTATTCCAGAGAAAAAGAAAAGAAAAATCCATATTTGTATTATATCAATTATATAAAAAAGATCTGCAAAACCAATTTTTCTTATGTAGATGAAATTAAATTATTCAAATGGCTTACGCAGCTGATCCATTCCGAGAGTGATTTTCAGGAGATAAAAGAAATTGTTATTGACTGTGCAAACTGGACCCAATTAAAACGCCGGATAGAACCCTTGTTGGAGGAGCGTGGTATAGATGCCTAATCGCATTATCAAGGAATCCATCAGGACCAGCGACAGTATTAACGACCTTACATGGTTTGAAGAAGTGCTGTTTTATAGGCTGATGGTCAGTTGTGATGATTACGGAAGATTTGACGCGAGGATACCGATCATAAAAGGCAGTTGCTTTCCATTAAAAAATGTCACTGATAATCAAATTGAAAATGCTCTTAATAAGTTATCGTCGGCAGGTATTGTGACCACCTACACGGTTGAAGAGAAGCCGTACCTGCAAATTGTAGCTTGGGAGAAACATCAGACCATACGGGCAAAGAAAAGCAAATACCCGTCATTGAATGAAGCTGATGCGCAGATTATTACACATGAAAGCACTTGCAAGCAGGTGATTTCGGATGTCCCCGTAATCCAATCCAATCCGAATCCTAATCAGAATACAATAAATACATTGTGCAAGGCTGACGCCAATGCACTGTTTGAACGCCTGTGGAAAGCATACCCGAATAAACGGGGAAAAGGCCAGGTGTCCGATGCAAAGAAAAAGAAGATCTCTGAGATCGGCGAAGAAGAAATGCAGCGGGCTATGGCGAGGTACATCGAGGATCTCAAACAGGAGGATTGGAGAAAACCGCAGAATGGCAGCACGTTCTTTAATTCCGGGTATGTAGATTACCTGGATGCGAATTATGAGAAGCCAGAGGCGGTTGTGAAGAAGCCGACAAATAACCAGTTCCACAACTTTGAAGAACGTGATTACAACTATGACGAGCTGGAAAAACAGCTCTTTGAAAGACAGATGGGAGGTTGAGAGCATGGAGCAGATAGGATTTTTTGAAGATATCGGCTGTAATGAGCCGCCGGAACCGAAGCCGAAGAAAAAGAAGAGCAAGCCGCTGCCAGGGAGACTGCCGGATAGTGCAAAAGAGTATCTCGCAACACAGACCGCCAGGGAGGCACGCCGGGAAGGATTACGGTCTGGAGACAAAAGGAGCATGGAGAAGAGGATCTTGATATATATGCGGCGGCGTGGTGGGGAACCTTACGCACACCAGGTAGCGCAGGAAATGTTTAGCATGGGATTGCATTACAGCCCGGAGCGGCAGTCCATTCAGCCGAGGATGGATAATCTGGAGAAAAAGGGCGAGATCGAGAAAACCGGAAACAAGGTCCTGGACCCGGATACCGGAATCCATGTGAGCACATATAGGGTGGTGATGAAAAATGAATAGAGATAGGCTCACTTTACAGTTTAAAATCAGCGTGGCGAAAGATCGCCGCAGAGGGATGTCCGTAGAAGAAGTGATGAAAAAATATGGTATATCAAAAAGCAGCGTATACCATTGGACACGGATGTATTACAGCGGAACCCTGATACAAGCGGAAGAGCCGTATACAAAGGAAGAGCCGTATACAAAGGAAGAGCCGTATACAAAGGAAGAGAAAAATGCCGCTGTAATGCAGTATGTGCGAGGGAAAACGAAAAAGAAAATATCCGGCGAAACAGGCGTTCCAATGATGATGTTAAACGAATGGATAGACAACTATTTTTTTGAAGAGGCGCAGGAACGGCGGGAGATTGCAGGAGAGAAACAGAGAAGCATTTTCCGTGAGCGGAGACACAGGGACAAGAATGGGAACTTGCTTAAAACAGTATATCCTTCGTCATCCGCTGCATACGTCACCTGGGCAAAATAAGGCATTAACTGCCTACGGGCGGTTGATTTATATATCACACAGCAACTTAGAAACCTGGCATCCTGTTTTACAGCCCGCTACGGCGGGCAGGAAGGAGGGAAAATGAAAGAAGTAAATAATTTGGTCGATCACCCTGCACATTACACAAGCGGGGAAATTGAATGTATAGATGCACTAAAGGCAAGCATGTCGCACGCCGAATTTTGCGGCTTCCTAAAGGGAAATGCAATGAAATATTTGTGGCGGTATGACAAGAAAGGAAAGGCAACAGAGGATCTGGAAAAGTCAAGGTGGTACTTGGATCGGCTGTGGGCAGAAACTAAGTCAGAGGTGTAAAAATGGATGAAAAAGAATATGTGTGTGGCACATGCAAGTGGTATGAAGGATTTGCAGGAGTCTGCTGTAACGGAGAAAGTGAGCATCGTGCAGACTTTAGAGAACCGCAGGATTCCTGTGAAAAGTGGGAGTATCAGGAGGTACTGGATGAAAGAAATATTTGAATTTTGGGAAAGGCGTAGAAGATGGAAGGTTTAAAGAGGCTGTATTTATAAATAAAAAAATTGAAGAGCTAATGAAAAAGATTTAAGGAGAAAATGAATATGTCAGAAAAAAATAAAAATAATTTTTCATACTGGTTTCATAAAGTAAAAAATTGCGGAATTAAAGTGCCGGAAAGTGTAGTAATTGAAGTTCCAGAAATGGTACAGCGTTCATTTTGGTGTTATGACTCTGGACTTCCTGAAAAAGAATGGAATAAAAATATTGATGATTTTTTAGAAAAAAATGTGATCAAAATTTTTGATAAGCATCCTATTTTATTTTGTAAAAATGCTACATTTTCAAACAAGTTTTCATTTAAAAATTGCATATCAAGGAAAGATAACATAAAAAACAACATTATGGAGATTAATTATGCAGCGTTACTCCTTGGAGCAGGCGGACTTGACGAAATAGTCCTACGCAAAGTAATTCCGTGTGACAAATCTAAAACTCCTTGTATCTATGAAGGGATGCCTTTACAGAGTGAGTTCCGTGTTTTTTATGATTTTGACTCAAAAAAAATATTGTATATAGAAAATTACTGGAATTATGAATATTGTATTAAGTCGATGCACAACGCAACGGATAAAATAATATTTGAACATGAGAGAGTCAGGCTGGAAAGAGATTATGAAAAATATAAAGGCGAGGTTTTAAAACTCGTGTCAGAAAAAATGAAAGAAGTAGAATTAATCGGGAACTGGTCAGTAGACATTTTACTGGACGAAAAAGGAGATTTCTGGTTAATAGATATGGCAATAGCTGAAAATTCAGCTTATTGGGATAAAAGAAAGGTAGAAAAAGCACTGAAGCTGAAAGGTTAGGATTTTTAGGAGGCAAGGAAAAATGAAAGAACCGGAAGTAGGGGATTTTGCAGAGTGCATAGATGGCCATGCTGGATTTGTAATTGATATAAAAGATAGTCCATACGGTCGTATGATATTTATTGCTCTTGCAAACGGAAGGGTATATTATTTTCCACTAGATATGCTACAAGATTAACATTTAACAGCACTGGAAGGAGCAGGTATGAAAAAAGCAGAATTGGGGCAATTAATATGCTACTTATGGTCTAATATATATCAAGCGTCATGTGCAGATGACGTAGAAAAGGCTTTTGTAAACTGTCCGGTAAGGATACAAAAGGAACTATTAGAAGGCTTTACTAAACAGGCAAAAGGTTATTCCGGCGATTGGGTTGATAAGCCGGAAAATGTGAGGAAAGCTATCAAACAGGCTGAAAAGTTACTGAGACAAACTGAAATTTAGAATTTTAAGGAGGTATTTATGGATAATTGGACAATAGATTTTTCACCGCGGGAGGCTGCGGCCATTTTCAGTGACTATTACGGAGAATGGCTTAGCGAAAAGGAATGTGAAGATAAATACACAGAAAGAGAACTAAAAGAAATTATCTTGGACTTGCTTGGTGTGTAAGAGGATCATAACTTAAGATTTAACTGAGAAAGGAGGCCGGAGCGGTGGCCACCGTAACGGGATATCCCGGCTCCTTTACGATTATGAGTTTAACATTTATAGACTTTTTTGCCGGGATCGGAGGATTCCGGAGGGGGATGGAACTGGCAGGACATAAATGTGTCGGGTTCTGTGAGTTCGACAAATTCGCAGTTGCAAGCTATACATCTATGCATCTGATTACAGAGGAACAGAGAAAGTGTATAGAAAATATAGAAGCGCCGTTAAAAAAGAACGGTGCGTCTAACTACAACAAAAGGCAGAAAGAGATCTTAAAGGAGGAATACAGGAATGGAGAGTGGTACGCAGACGACGTTAGAAGAGTGGATGCCGCAAGCCTGCCTAAAGCAGACGTGTGGTGCTTCGGATTCCCCTGTCAGGACATTTCAATCGCAGGAAAGCAAAAAGGATTTAAAGGAAACCGCAGCAGTCTATTTTTCGCAGTTACAAGACTTCTTAGGTCAATCGAAGAAGAAAGTAGACCCAAGTATCTATTCATCGAAAATGTTAAGAATCTTCTTTCTGTTAATAGAGGATATGACTTTGCCCGACTTCTCGTTGAACTGGACGAGATCGGGTATGATGCAGAATGGCAGGTTCTTAACTCAAAAGACTTCGGAGTGCCGCAGAACCGGGAGCGGGTGTTCATTATTGGACATCTTAGAACCAAAAGTACCGGAGAAGTATTTCCTCTCAGAGAAGCAGATGGAGTACATAACCAGACCGGACAGGATGGGGAGGTATACCACGCTGCACGAACTTTAACGGCGGGTGGAAACGATAAATGGCAGGGGGATTACATAATAACAGCAGGAAAGTTAGGAAGCCACCAGACGGATATTGTGCAGAATCCAAATGGGATTGCAAGAAGTCTAAAAGCAACAGACTATAAGGATCCACAAAAGATCGAGGTTAAGCAGATAGGAAACTGTATGCCAACGTCCACTAGAAAAAATCCGAATCAGGGGCGCATGTATGACCCGGAAGGGATAGCCCCTTGTCTCAACAAGATGGACGGTGGAGGCCGGGAACCATTAGTGCCAGTTGCTGGAGTTTATACTAATGTTTCACCAAATTTTTTAAGACCACCGTTGCCAGAATTAAGCAAATGTTTAAAAGCAAACAACCATGATGCAGGCATTTTGTTAGGGTCTAAAATACGTAGATTAACCCCAAGAGAATGTTTCAGGCTTCAAGGATGGACAGATATTTATTTTGATCGTGCCGCTATGGTCAATAGCAATAGCCAATTATATAAACAGGCTGGGAATGGTGTTACTGTGCCGGTAATAGAAGCGATTGCAAAGCAGTTAAACTATCAATTACATCAGGCAATATATAAGGGAATAGAAGCACTAAAAACAGTCGAGGATATGGAGAATGATGAGTTATAAAAAAATGGCAGAGGTAATTCCGTTTCCGACAAACGAAGATTATTGCAGGAAATGCGTATACAGCGGTAGAAATGGCTCATGTACGAATGAGCAGTATAAAAACAATACATATAGAGCTTTTGAACTGGGATATTGCCCGTTCAGAAAAGCCAGAAAGGAAGATTAATGAAAAAGGAAGAGTGGATTCCAATAAAAAAAGCGATTCCAAAAATAAATTGCAGGTGCTATGTAAGCGTAGAATACAAAAAAACTGGAAGGATAAGCGTCAAAGAAGCAATATACTCGAAAGAACAAAAAATGTTTATTGACGTAAATACAGGCAGTAGCCTAAATGTTATTGCCAGGGCGTGGATGCCAAGGTGTGTGCCGAAACCTTACGATCCCAAGACCGAACAGTTGCCAGGGCAGATGTCCGTCAAAGACATTCCAGGAGTAGTGCCAGAAGGAGGTAAATAATGCAGATACAGAGAGACGATATTATCATCAGAAAAGGAATCATTCATATCCTGGATAGCCATAACGGATACCTTGGCCTGTCCAATGACTTGCTGGACATGGGACCAGACTTAATGGAATTTATCAGGGGCCATATATTTAAAATACTGGATAGCGATGATACAAAGAAATGCCAGTTTGACGGTAGCCTTTCCCCGATCCCGGCACTGCTGGAAGATATGCAGGAAAAGGAAGACGATAGTTTTATAGCGGTCAGCCAGGTGCTGGCGGAAAGCCTGTTTGACATCATGTGCGACAGTGTGACGATCCCGGCGGCGGATCTGGTCGTGGCTAGTTTCCAGTTACACAGTGTCGTATACTTGGCGCTTCTCAAGATGAATTACAAGGAGACCTACATACATAAAGAGGCAGAGAATGAGGTCAACGACATCGTAAAGCAGCGGATTATGCCTATGGGCGGGGCAAAGCTTACAGAGGCAGTCATCGTGGATCTCACAGATCATAAGGTCCAGCTGGTAGAAAAGAAATATGAAATGCTGACAGGTGATAAAATCAATTATATTTCAGAGCGTTTTCTGCAGTGCCATGCGGATATGGCTCCAAAAAAGAAGTTCCAGATTCTAAATAAGGTTATTACAGATATCAATAACCGGTATGAGAACGAACCGTTAAGAAACCGGATGGATGCCAGGAGTAAGTTAAGAGAAGAGTTCGCCGAAAAAAATGAGTTTCGGGTCAACGAGATCGGGGACCGGATCTTTGGAGACGATGCAGAAAAAAAGAGCTTTTTTGATTATCAAATGGAGCGGCATGATATGCAGTATGACAAGTTCACCGTGGGAAAAGAAAACACGGTCAAGGGCTTAGAATATATCACTATAGAGACGGATGCCGGGATCGAAATCAAGATACCCATTGAGGAATACATCACGAAAGAGAATGTAGAGATTGTAGAAGAACCGGGCGGAGGAAGTACGGTTGTTATCAGAAATTTAGAGCAAGCAACAGTGAAGTAGAGGGGAAATAAATGATAACAACGCTTACGATCTGTCTTATTGCCTATTGCATTATAGATCTTATCCAAATAAAAAGTAATTCAAAAAAACAGGATGCCTATAAAAATGCTGTAGAGCAATTACAAAAGCAGAACAAAGTTTTGATTGAAGATATAAATATTAATAAAAAAATTATAAATATACTGATTGGGAAGGAGGAACCGGAGAGTGACGAAAAAGAGGCTTAAACAATACGGTGCACTCAGGCGGGAGATCGAACTGATAGACACAAAACTGGATCAGCTCTATGACAGACAGAAGAATATACCCACGGTATTAGGAAAAGTAAGAGGATCAAGCCCCGAGTTTCCATACATAGAGACACGACCGACTGTATACATGGACGAACCTGGAGAATCGGATCATGTCAAGAGGCTGATCCAGATGAAAACATCACGAAAGATAACAGCAATGTGTGCTGTGTTAGAGGTAGAAGAGTTTATTTCCGCTATACCGGACAGCACAGTCCGGCAGATATTTGAACTTACATTCTTAGAAGAAAAAAAACAGCAGGAGGTTGCGGACCAAGTGGGATACAGCCGCAGCCGAATTTCACAGATAATCAAAGAATATTTGAAAGATTAACACAATTAACATAAAAGGAGTGATATAATTATAATAGAGCAACTAGAATAACTATAACAGTTATTTTTCTTGCATTCCTCTTAACGTTTTTTATAACGGGGTGTCACGGCGGCACCCCAAATGATAAACAACAACAGAAGCTGTATTAAACCTCCAAGTTTTTTGAACGTACTCGGGTGTCCTTTGGGCCCCGGGTCTTTTTATGTGGATGTTATGTCAATGGCAGACGGAAGGGTCGCTCCCTTCATCCCGGTTCGATTCCGGGACATCCGCTTTTTACACCTAGACGGCGGCCCAATAAAGTTCCACGATGCGGGTCGCAAAAACTCATTCGCAAAAAAGTTGTATTTACGTGGAAGATGCAATGTGCGAATGGCTCTGGAGTTAATAAAGAAAGTGCGTGAACGATGGGAAACGTGAGTACGAAACGAGGGCGCACAGGTGGTTTTTAAGGAGCAAAACTTTACAACCGTAATGGGTCTTCTGTGTTCTGTCCTATACAAAAAATAATTATTCGAAGAACACGGTGTGCCCGGCATGGCACATAAAATATATTGCTACGGGCTAAGCCCGTATGGAGAATTGGCAGAGTTGGTAATGCAGCCGGTTGCTAACCGGTACACCCTCCGGGGTGCGGAGGTTCGAGTCCTTCATTCTCCGATATCCATTGTAGAAGGAGGTGAGCCTTTATGGCGCTTACAGAGAAGCAAAAAAAATTTGTAGAGGAATATGTGCGGGACCTGAACGCCACGAGGGCTTACAAGGCTGCGTTTAGAGTAGAAAATTTTTACCTCTGTGCAAATCCAGAGGAGACCATACTTGACGCGTATGCAACATTGATATCCGAAGATTTAGCAGTTAGAAAATATGCAGCTCTACTTGTACTAAGAGTGCTAATAAGACCTGCTTTTTTGAGTGTTCTGTTAGACGAAGCTGTGTACCCATTTTCCCGAGATGACCCTCGGGTGAGAAAATGGACAGAGGCTGTTAAAGCCCCAGGTGAGTGTAAAAAATGCGGAGCAAAGGACCAGTTAGAAGCCCATCACATAATATGTTGGGCGGATTTTCCTCCGGGGAGGATAGACCCAAGCAATGGGGAATGCCTTTGTGCCGCTTGCCACGCAAAGGAGCACAGAGGAGAAAAAGCAGAAAGACTTATTCGGTCAAAGTTAAAAAAGGGGGTGATTTTGTGGGAGGAAAGTTAAAGATCAGGACCCCTGAAATAATGGCCGAACTTTGGGAGGCATATAAGAGGGATTGTGATAATCAAGAGGTACTTACTCACGATTTTAGCTCTAAAAATTCGGAGTTTGTCAGCGCAGAATTAAAAAGGGCAATTACCTACACAATCGAAGGCTTTTGCGTGTTTGCGGGCATTTCCAGGCAGGCTTTTTATGCAGATTATGCAACAAAGAAGCGCTACCTTGACATCGTCACGCGCATGAGAGAGGAATGTGAAGTGGATGCCAGAAAGAAATTTGAATTGCAGATGATTCCGTCTCAGTTGGCCGGCTTGTGGATGAGCAAATACGGATATACGACAAAGCAGGATACCCAAGTCTCAGGATCCCTTGAGACTGAGAAGACCAAGCTCGACGATCTTATTGAACAGATGCGGGGTGACGACGGGTGATGACAGACAACCGCCTGCTGCTGTCCGAGAAATACAAGGCCTTTCTTCGCTGCGACGCCCCGGTGGAGTTCCTCGAAGGTACCACTGCCGCAGGAAAGACCACGGTCGGGCTGTTTAAGTTTATACTCAAATGCGCAGAGAATCCAAAGAAACTGCATATCCTTGCAGCGGACGATACAGGAGCAGCAGAGAAGAACATCATACAGAAAGATCTCGGGATCCTCGACGACTTCGGGGCCCTGACAGAGTACAAAGGAAACGGATCAGGGGAGTATAAGATGCCCCACATCCTCCTTCATACGACAGGAGGAGATAAAATTATCTTTGTTGTCGGATATGGCAACAAGGCAAAGTGGAAGGACGCTTTGGGGGGTCAGTACGGATGCCTCTATATCGACGAGATCAACACCGCAGACATAGAGTTTGTCCGAGAGGCGTCAATGCGATCCGACTACCTCTTGGCAACCTTAAACCCAGACGATCCAAACCTGGACGTCTACAAAGAATATATCAACTGTTCAAGGCCTCTCCCGGAGTGGGAAGACGAGACCCCGGAGGAGATCAGAGCAGAGTTACGCGAAGAACCGAAACCCGGCTGGGTGCACTGGTTCTTTTCTTTCGCACACAATTTGGGACTGCCGAAAGAGAAGCTCGAGAGGATCGTACAGAACACCCCAAAAGGGACGAAGATCTGGAAGAACAAAATTGAGGGCCTTCGGGGGAAAGCTACCGGACTTATCTTTCCGAATTTCAATCGTAAGGAGCACGCCGTCCCTGCTGCCTGGGTAAAGCAGCAGATCACAGAAGGAAAGCTCCAGTTTAAGAAGTTCACAGCTGGATTGGATACATCCTATTCGACAAAGTCTCCTGACACAATCGCAATGGTCTTTCAGGGGATTACGACGGATCGGAGGTTGATTACTCTGTCGGAGGAGGTTTACAACAATGCGAAGCGCAAGGAACCACTCGCACCTTCGGACACCGCTGTCCGATTTACCGAGTTTCTGGAAAGATGCCGTCAGGAGTGGGGGTTTGCGCGGAATGTCTTTGTCGACAGCGCAGATCAGGCAACACAGACAGAACTCAGGAAGTACAAACGACTGCATGGTAGCATGTACTCTTTTGTAGACAGCTACAAAAAGGTCGAGATCTTAGACCGGATCAACCTCCAGGTCGGCTGGATTCAGCAGGGATGCTACTTGGTTGTGGATACCTGCACGGAGCATCTGTCCGAACTGGATAGATACTCCTGGGATGAAGACAAAGACAAACCAGAAGACCGGAACGACCACACGGTTAATGCGAGCCAATATGCCTGGATTCCTTATCGAGGCATGATCGGGTATGAGGAGGCAAAATGACTGACAAATTAGAACGAATAGAAATCGACGTTGCGAACGGAATCTGTAAGATCAACGGGAGGACGATCGAGGACAATATCTCGGAGCTGCACATACAGTTTGTTCACGGGGTGTGGACAATACAGCGAACAAGCACATATTTGGGATCTATCGAGTTCCCAGCAAAGGAAGGATAAGCATGGAAGTAGTTAATTTGGTGCTTATGTGGATATTTCAGCTTGCCAGGCTGGGATTTATCTGCATTACGACCCTAATAGCATTAATGATATTGACAGATTGGAAGAACAAAAAATAAGGAGGCCGCAAAGTGAGATTGATACAAAGAGTAGGGGATAGCATCCGGCGCGGGCTCCGGAGCTGGCTAAACATCACCCCGAGTAACCCGTACAGCATACAGATTAACGAGGTCATGGACTTTGAACTCTCTGCGATCCGAAATCGGATTTGGTACCGCGGGGATGGAAATGAACTGGAACAGATGTACCAGCAGAGCCCCGAGTACGCGGACAAATATAAGTTTTGGGCTTGCCGTTGTACACCGGGAATGGAGATGCGGAAGATCCACACCGGGCTCCCCGGAATGATCGTCCGGATCTTAAACAGCATCGTCGTTGCGGATATGAACGACTTTCTTTTCGTGGATGCCAAGCAGGAGCAGATTTGGAAGGAAATCGAGAAGGAGAACAAGTTTCGAAAGAAGTTCGAGAAAAGCCTCAAAGAGGTGCTCTATATCGGAGATGGGGCTTATAAAGTTACGGTGGATACCCAGATCAGTCCGTACCCAATCCTAGAATGGTATCCAGGGGATCGCGTAGAGTTTGTTTATCACCGTGATTGGATCAAAGAGGTCGTATTTAAAACGCCATACGACTACGAACACCAGCAGTATGTCCTATATGAACACTACGGATATGGTTATATCACGAACGAACTGTACCGGGGGACCCAGAAGGTGACACTTGATGCGCTGGAGATCACGAAAGGGATTCAGGACTGGGCATTTGACCCGACTGTGATCCTTGCTGTCCCTCTACGGATCTATGAAAACACTAAGTTTGAGGGCCGAGGCGGCAGCATCTTTGACGGAAAGCTGGATTGCTTCGACGCCTTCGACGAGGCATGGTCACAGTGGATGGACGCCCTTAGAGCAGGGAGGGCAAGGACCTATATTCCAGAGTCTTACATCCCGAAGAATCCCGAGACAGGGGCTCTGATGAAACCGAATCCGTTCGACAACCGGTTCATTGCTGGGGATGACAATGTGGCAGAGGGGGCAAAGAACGAGATCTCGACCGAACAGCCAGTGATCCCGCATGACAGCTACTTGGCAAGCTACTGTACCGCATTAGACCAGTGTCTCCAGGGGCTCATTTCACCGAGTACCCTGGGAATTGACGTGAAGAAGCTGGACAACGCAGAGGCGCAGAGGGAGAAGGAGAAAGCGACACTCTACACCCGGCAGGCAATCGTGGAGGCGCTACAAGAGACCCTTCCGGATGTTGTGTCCGCTTGTATCAATGCGTTCAATCTCCTAAATGGGCGACCAGTCGAGGAAATAAAGGTCGACATCCCGTTTGGAGAGTATGCGAATCCTTCTTTCGAGAGCCTGATCGAGACTCTTGCGAAAGCACGACCGGGGTCCCCAATCATGAGCATCGAGGCTCAGGTGGAAGAGCTCTATGGAGACAAAAAGGATCAAGAATGGAAAGACGAGGAGGTACTCCGACTTAAAAAAGAGGCTGGTATCGAGGTTACAGACGAGCCAAGCGTGGCAGGATTGGACGGATTTCAGCAAAGCCTCGAAGAACCGGTGCAGAGGAAACCTGAGCCGGGAAGTACAGAGAAGCACCCCGAAGGCGAAGAGCCAGAGGAGCCCGGATCAGAGAAGGAATCGCATTCTACCATCTCGAAGGGCAAGCAAAAGAAGAAAGGTGATTAACCATGCCGGGGCAGAAACCAGACGAGGGATATAACCTGCGGAGAATCTTCGAGGAGATGGAGCTCGAGCTGGTAAAGAGTCTGCGGCGGAACCTATCCCGGCACGAATCAGAGGAGAAAAAAGAGGGATTCCGCTGGGAGATGTGGCAAAGAGCAAAGCTTCGCAACCTCCGCAGGTATCAGAAAGAAAATCGGGAAATTGTTGGGAAGATACGTCCGGAAGTGCGAAGAACAGTAAACCGGGCGATTCGAGAGAGTTACCAAGACGGGCAAAACATGTTTACACGAGCCTGGAACCGGATTAAGCAACTTTTTAAAAAGAAACAGCCCGGTGTACGATTTCCGGAAGGTCCCTCAGAGAAAGGACTGGATACTCCAGCGGCTCAGGAGACCGCCTTTTTCGGGATCAACGATAAAAAAGTCAGGGCTTTGCAGGAATCGGTCCAGAACGATCTCCAGAGGGCGGAGTCTGCTGTCCTGCGACGTATGGATGACGTGTATCGAAGAACAGTCTACTCCGAGCAGATCAAGCTTGCTGCGGGCGGAAAGACTCTCGACCAAGCGATTGACGAGGCAACGAAGCAGTTCCTCAAGAAAGGGATCGACTGCATCGAGTATAAGAACGGCCATCGGGTTAACATCGCCAGCTACGCAGAGATGGCACTTCGGACTGCGTCCCATCGGGCTACATTGCTCGGGGAGGGGAAGAAGCGCGACGAGCTGGGGATCCACACGGTTGTGGTATCTGCTCACGCAAATACCTGCCCTCTTTGTGTACCTTGGCAGGGAAAGGTCCTGGTGGACGATGTATTCAGCAGCGGTACGAAAGAGGAGGCCGATCAACTTGGTTATCCGCTTTTATCTGAGGCGATTAAAACAGGCCTGTTACATCCGAACTGCCGTCATACGATCGCGACATACTTCCCGGGTATTACGCCGATCCCGGCGATCCCCGACGAGAAGAAAGCCCAAGAAACCTACGAAGCAGAGCAGAAGCAGAGAGCCATCGAGCGCCGGATCAAGAAGTGGAAACGGATCGCAGAGGGGACCGTGGATGCGAAGAATCGCACGTATGCGCAGCAAAAAATCAGAGATGCACAGCAAGAGATGCGGGATCACCTCACAAAGCACCCAGAACTGCGGCGGAACTATTCCAGGGAAAAAACGAGAGAAATTCCGAGCAGGGTATCGGATTCTAAGTTGAGACGTAGTATAATAGAGACAGAGCTTCGGAAAGTCGGTGTAAAAGGAGAAATCCACACGACGCCGAAACAGATAGGCGTAGAGAGCCTGTCCTTCGATGACGCCCACGTCAACGCTCAGCGGCAGCACGGAGTGTCCGAGGCAGAGGCGAAAGAGTTTATTCGGTCTGCACGGGGATCTGTGACCGTGTGGAAAGGACAGTATGAGCGGTACTACTCCGATCAGGGAGTGGCCTATGTGGATCTGAAAAATAATCTAATCCGTACCGCATTTAAACCAGAGGAGTTTTCGGAAAACGTAGAAAAGATTTTGGAGGTGTTAAAAAGATATGAGTGACATATTCAAGTGCCCACTGCTGGGGCGGGAAATAGCAGCAGGGGAGTGCTTCGACATCCACATGGTTGTGGAGGATGGAGCACCGGAGTGGACGGCACCAGAGGGAGCCACGGACCACCCCGATTATAAGCGGATATGCAGAGCATGCCCGAACCATAGAGAGTAGGACCACCGGCCATAAACTGACTGGTGGTCTTTTTATGCTCAAAAACAGGAGGGTTGGATGTGAAGTACAGAAAGAAGCCTGTCGTTGTTGAGGCTTTTCAGCTCACAAACTATGTAGACATGGTGGCACCAGACTGGTTCACCGATGCCGTAAATAAGGAGGACGTATTTATGGATCGGAGTATCGTGGACGGAGTCGCCAGAATTTACGGGTGTACTGTTACAACTCTTGAAGGCCGGATGCAAGCAAAAGAAAGAAGGAGGTGAGATTGTGGGTTGTAGAAAAGGCGGAAAGAAAGGCGGACGCAAGTAGAGGAGGTGATCCTTTATATCTCCCTTTAAGGCGCGGGGTTATGCGTCTTCTTTTTGTGCCCGAAGGCTTAAAACTACCCGGAGACACCGGGATAACAACTGTTACGGGAGACACCCACAAAACTGTGACATGGAGACACCATTTAACTGTGAAAGGAGCAAATATGAACATGATTCCAATGAATTTACAATTTTTTGCGGAGCCCGGAGGGGATCCGGCAGGGACAGAACCAGCAGCAGGAGCCGGGGCAGCGGCTCAAACGGGACAGCAGTCTGTTGACTTCGACTATGAGAAATTAGCGGAGATCGTAGCAGGGAAGCAGTCCACTACCGTTGATTCCGTACTAAAAGGGTATTTTAAACAGCACGGTCTAAGCAAAGAGGAGATGAGCCAGGCCATTACAGCATTTAAGGAGCAGCAGAAAGCGCAGCAGCCGGACGTTGAGGGATTGCAGACTCAAGCAGCTGAGGCTACTCAGATAGCGCAAAAAGCACGTGTGGAGAGCAAAGCTACCCTTACGGCCGTAGAAATCGGTATAGACGCAAAGTCGATCCCTTATGTACTCAAGCTTGCGGACTTTAGCCAGGCGGTCGGGGCAGAGGGGGAGATTAAAGAAGATGCAGTGAAGTCAGCATTAGAAAAAGTGCTGGAAGACGTCCCCGCGCTGAAACCGAACCCGGCGGGTCAAACTGGCTTCGTCCAAGTTGGGACCGGCGGAGGTAACAAGGAAACAACAAATAACGACGGTGCCTTAAAGGCAGCGTTTGGATTATAGAAAGGAAAGTGAAAATATGGCAGTTTACGAATACGCAGAGGCTTTTACAAACCTCTTGCAGCAGAAATATGCAAAGGAATTATGTTCAGATGCGCTTACAAAGAGCAACCTGGCAGTGAAGTTTATCAATGCGAAGACGATCAAGCTCCCGAGGATGGCGGTATCCGGCTACAAGGACCATACCAGAACCCCGGGATTTAATACCGGTACTATGAGTAACGATTATGAGGCAAAGGTACTGGCACACGACAGGGATATCGAGTTCTGGGTGGACCCAATGGACATCGACGAAACGAACTTGACTCTCTCCGTAGCAAACATTCAGAATACCTTTGAGACAGAACAGGCGATCCCGGAAAAGGATTCCTACCGGTTTTCCAAGTTGTATAGCGAACTTACCACATTCTCCGGGAAGATCAACACGGATACTATCACCGCAGCGAACTTCCTCGAGATGTTCGATACAGAAATGTCCTACATGGACGAGGCGGGAGTACCGGAGGAAGGGCGTATGCTCTACGTGACCCCAACAATGAAGAAGATTGTAAAAGAGGCAGAGGGTCTCCAGCGGGTTATGTCCGTGACCACCCCGTCTACGATTAACCGTAACGTTCACAGCCTGGATGACGTAACGATCAAGATGGTTCCGGCTTCTCGTATGAAGACGAAGTACAACTTTACGAACGGGTGCGTGGCTGCGGCCGACGCAAAACAGATCAACTTCATACTGATTCACACATCCTGTGTTGTGTGCCGCGATAAGTACAGCTACATTAAGTTGTTTACTCCAGGCACGGATTCCAGGACCGCAGACGGGTATCTGTACCAGAACAGAAATTACGGAGATCTTTTCCTTCTCGAGAAGAAGGTTGAAGGCTGTGTAATTAATGCCGAAGCCGCAGAGGCATAAGGAGGGGTATCTATGATAGCAGTAAAAGGAAATAAAGAATACACGATTGAGCAGAGTCAGCAGAAGTTTTACCAGGATTCCGGGTATGACATTAAAAATGATTCCGGGAAAATCGTTGCATACGGGAAGGGTAAAACCATACCATATGGGGACTACATGAAAGTTGCTGAGGATCTGGAAACTTTAAAAGCCCAGCATGCGAAAGTAGTAAAAGAACTGGAAGACTTAAAACCTAAAAAAGGAGCGAAAAAAGGAGGCGAGTAGATGTCCTACGAACCTTATGTAGCAGCGGACTACTACACAAATGTATATAAAGGCAGCACCGTGCCGGAGAAAGACCTGGAAAAGGCACTTCGGCAGGCCAGCAGGCACGTGGACTCCCTGACTTACAATCGGATTGTAGGCCAGGGCTTTTCTAGCCTTACAGAGTTCCAGCGCGATGTGATACGGGAGGTTGTCTGTCAGCAGGCAGACTTTGAGACCGAAAACGCAGACGAAATCGGTACGATCCTGTCTGGATACAGCATTAACGGTGTGTCGGCGCAGTTCGGCAGCTCTTGGAATGTCTTTGTGGAGAAAGGCATCGCTATGAAGCGAGACGTGTACGCTTTGCTGTCTCAGACAGGTCTATGCTGCCGGTTAGCGAGGTGAGGCGATGAAGTACCCATGTTTAGTGCCGAAACGCCTCTGTAAAGTACCGATTCATGTTCGGATCGTCCAGGAAGGTCTCAGCGAGGACGGTGGGCCTATGCCAGCGTTTGAGTCAGATCTGAAATGCAACTATCAGGACACCGCTAAAACTGTTCTGACACCCGACGGGAAACAGGTGCAACTATCAGGAATTGCTATGTTTCCTGGGGATATTGCGCCGGATCTTCCAACCCTGAGCGGGGGAAAGGCCACTGTCTGCGGAGCCACTCGGACGATTTTTCAGGGGAACAAGGCTCGAAATCCTGACGGAACGGTAAATTATACTGAATTGAGGCTGATCTAGATGGGGGTTAAGGTGAAAGTAACAATTTACCCCAGCGCGATTAAACAGCTTGAAAGTGCAAAGAAAAAGGCTTTCGACGCCACAGTAGAAGCTGTATTGTCTGATATCAAAGCCTCCGCGGTGGTACCGAAAGATACTGGAGCCCTAGAGGACAGCGGATTCACCTTAATCGAGGATATGGTGGCCTACATCATTTTTGACACGCCATATGGGCGAAGGCTCTACTGGCATCCGGAGTTTAACTTCCGGACTGACAAGAACGCAAATGCTCAAGGGCTGTGGATGCAGACCTATATCGACGGGGAGAAAAATAGCTTCGTAAAAAACACGTATAAAAAGTATTTAAAACAGTTTGGAGGTGGACTTATTAAGTGACATTGACAGAAGTGAAAGATTTTCTAAAAAGTAAGGTCGACTGCCCGAACTGGTACGTAGGGAAACGAGATAACACAAAAGAGGAGTGCATCACCGTATATCCTACGGATGGGGTGGCGCCGGTGCTGCCGTTTGGGGGAGTAGACCAGGGCACTTATGGTACAAAAGCTGTTTCCGTGTTTGTCCACTGGGGGGAATATTGTACCCCGGCGGAAGAAAAAGCACAGCAGGTCTACAACTGTCTTTTTGGTCAGTCCGGCACGATAGGTGGAAAAGAGGTAATCAAGTTCGATATGCGGACTGCGGAACCGGTCGGCATTGGAACAGACGATAAAGGAATTTATGAATATGTAATCAACTTTGTAATTTATTACAAGAAAGGAAAGTGAAAAATATGGCAGATAAAGTATCACTCGGAGTTTTCCCTGTCTACGATATCGTGTTCCGAATCGGGACAAAAGGGGTGAACAGCGCCGAGGAAGACATGGCCCCAGTGGCCGATATGGAAAGCTTTGAGTTGTCCGTAGAAGGCAATGTGGAGGAATGGACTCCGATGACAACTGCGGGGTGGGCGCGGGCGCTTATGACCGGAAAGAAAGCCTCTATCTCCCTAAAAGGAAAACGATCTGTTGGGGATAAGGGGAACGATTATGTGTATAACACCACTTGGAAAGACGGGTTGGACTGCTCCACAAAAGCGGACATAAGTTTCCCAGACGGATCTAAACTCAAGTACAACTGTGTTCTGGACGTAAAGACACTTGGAGGAGACTCCACCAATGTTGCACCCCTCGAATTTGACATGAATGTCGATGGGAAACCGGAGTATACACCAGCGCCTACTACATCAACAGAACAGAGAGAAGGAGAGTAAAACATGGGAAGACAGTATAACCTTGCAGAAAGAATCCTAAACGGCGGAAAAAAACCGACCGTTGTGATCGACGAAGATCACGAATTTGTGATTAACAATAGCAGAAGCGCGGCGATCAAACTGGATGCCATATCTAAAGACAAGGACCTGGGGGAATTTGAACAGCTGGATCAAATGATTACAACTGCCCTGGGAAAAGAAGCTTCTGACTACCTTATGGAGCAGGATTTTCCTGAGCCAGTCTATGTAGACATCTCAAAAGTTATTATGGCAAGTCTTGCCAATTTGTCTCTCGAGGAGGTGGAAGAACAGAGCCAGACGCCCAGGAAAAGGGGCAAAAAATAGCTGGTATGATCTGTATGAGGACTGGGACCTTATCGAAGCCTCCTTTGCAATGCAGTACGGAATCCGACTGGAAACGATGTGCGGCGAAAACGATATGTCCTGGCCCGAGTTTAGCAGGCTGTTAAACGGGATTATGCCAAACACCCCCCTCGGGAGTATTGTCCAGATTCGGGCAGAGGAGGACCCAGAGATTCTCGAGCACTTCACAAGGGAACAGCGTTCTATCCGGGATAAATGGAGGACAGAACACAGCCCAGTGAAAGAAATGTCGGAAGAAGAAAAAGAAGCATCTGCAAGAGAAGCACAGCAGCTCTTTGCACAAATTTTTGGTTAGTACCCGCAGTAATGCGGGTCTTTTTTTTATGTAGGAAGGAGGGGTATAGGTGAGTGACAGCGTAGGAAAAATCAGCTTAGACCTCGAGGTACGGTCCGACATAGAGGGGCAGGTCCGGCAGGTTGCCGGTGCAATCGGGGGACAGCTGCAAAAGACATTGAGCGGCAGTATGAAGTCTGCCATGGCAAGTGTGAAAAACACGATGTCACAGGGAATGAAATCAGCTGGGAACTCTGCAAAGAGTGCAATGTCAGGAGTGGCGAACAACATTAAATCAACGATTGGAAAAGCGATGCAGGCGGTTAGAAACATCCGGCTACCGCGGATCAAAGTAGATGCGCCAGAGCGGAGTGTGCCACAGCCGAGCGACGCAGTAAGAGTACCAAGCACCCCGAGAGCACCCCCGGATATGAGCATGGACCAGATGGTCGCTCAATCTCAAAACTGGGAGGCGGAACTCGAGAATATCAATCGCCAGATCAGCATGAATCAGCAAAAGCTTTCTGAGTTTCAGCGCCGATACGATCAGGCAGTCAATCCGGAGACCAAAAACAAAATATATGAAGACCTCCTGAAAACGGAGGCAAAGATCGTACAGTTGACCGGGAAATCTGACCGGCTGGGCTTTAGTTTGTCCGCACTCGACGAGAAAATGGCAGGTGTCGGAAATGCAGCAAATACATCCGGAAATAAAACAAGGATCCTCTCACGAATGATGGGGGATCTTCGGCAGAAGCTCGGGCAGACAAACGCCGCAGCCACGAGAACACCGTCCATAATGCAGAGAGTGAAAGGGATGTTTGCATCCTCCGGAAATGAAGCCCGGAAAGCAAAAAGCGGGTTTGACGCATCCGGAAGCAGCCTAAAAATCATGGCCCGTTCCATGGTTACCTGGGGGATGATCTTCCCAATGGTGATCGGCGGGATTAAGGCGATGGCAAATGGTATTTTTACGTCTTTGCAGACAAATGCACAGTTTTCCAACTCCTTAAACCAGATCCGCACAAACCTGATGGTTGCGTTTATGCCGATCTACCAGGCAATCCTCCCGGCGATCAACGCGCTTATGAGTGCCGTAGCGACTGCTACGCAGTATATTGCAAGCTTCTTAAATGCTCTTTTTGGGAAGTCGTTTAAGCAGAGTCTTGGTGCTACAAAGAACCTAGTAGCTGCAAAGGATGCCATGGGTGCCTATGGCGGGTCCGCAAAGAAGGTCGGGAACGATGTGAAAAAGGCTGCGGATAAGGTTAAAAAAGCGAACCGGTCCATCATGGGATTCGACGAGCTCAACACTCTAAACCCGAAGGAAGATAACAAAGATTCCGGGGCGGGAGGCGGAGCTGGATCGGGAGGTGGTGCCCCGACCTTAGTAGATCCTCCAAATATGAGCGCCGTGGATGCGGCCGTAATGCCCTGGGTGAAAAAGTTCAAGGCCCTGATGGCGCAAATTTTTAAACCATTTCAGGAGGCCTGGGCGAAAGAGGGCCAGAATACAATTAATGCAATGAAATTCGCGCTGAATGAGATTTGGAACCTGATTAAATCGATCGGCAGTAGCTTTTTAAAGGTCTGGACAAATGGAACGGGAACGAAGATCCTAACAAACATCCTGCTCATTATTCAGGACATTCTAAAATTCATCGGAAATGTAGCGAACACGTTCGCAACAGCATGGAATAAGGGCAGCATCGGCACACAGATCGTACAGAGTATCGCTAATGCTTTTAATAACGTACTTATTTTTCTGCACCGTGTAGGTAGCACGCTTAACGAAGTATGGGGTAAAATTGGTCCCTCTGTGGCAGATACCTTTATGGGGGTGCTTAAGTCCATTTCAGGTGTACTGGAAAATCTCTCAGAAAAGTTAATCTGGGTATGGGACAACGGGGGGAAGCACCTATTCACTGGCTTTGTAACACTCGGGGCGAAGATCCTTGAGCTGGCCGGATTTATTTTTAACAACTTTATTGCTCCGTTTGCAAATGGGCTTATTAATGTCCTTGCGCCTGCACTGGCGAAAGTCATGGATGCTGTCGGCTGGGTGTTAGATAGTTTGTCAGGCCTGATTGACTGGCTTATGGGAAGCGGCAAACCTGTATTGGAGACAATAGTAACCGTTCTGGGAAGCGTAGCAGCGGCATTTGTAGCCGTAAAAGCTGCAACCGGGGTTTTCTCGATTATCAGCAAAGGTGTGGGAATAGTTAAGACCGCGGTAAACGCTTTTAGGTTTTTGTCCTCGGCAATATCCGCGGCTGGAGGCCTCCTGAAATATATACCTACTGTTTTTGGGGCATTAGCAAGCCCGGCAGGAATTGCTGTGGCCGCAATAGCTGCCGTGGTCGCAGTCGGAGTGCTCCTCTACCGCAACTGGGACAAAATCAAGGCGGTGGCTTTGGTAGTATGGAACGCGATTAAGAACGCGATCGGTACAGCGGTCAATGCGATTGGCGGCTTCTTTGTTGGCCTCTGGGAAGGAATCCAGTCTATATTTTCAGGCGTCGGGACGTGGTTTCAGCAAAAATTCACCCTGGCTGTTACGGGGATAAAGACTGCTTTTTCTTCGGTAACTGCTTTTTTCAGAGGCATTTGGTCTGGGATCACGAAGGCATTTGCGAATGTCGTAACGTGGTTCTCAACAAAATTTTCACAAGCTGTTCAGAAGATCAGGAGCGCTTTTTCCGGAGTAAAAGGATTCTTTCAGGGAATCTGGAAGGGAATCAAGGGCGCATTTGGCGACATCGCGGGCTGGTTCCGGGGAAAATTCTCCGCAGCATGGACGGCTGTGAAAAACGTATTCTCGAAAGGTGGGAAGGTTTTTTCCGGGATTAAGGACGGAATTTTGAATGGTCTTAAGAGTGTTGTAAATGCGCTGATACGGGGAATTAACCGGGTAATATCAATTCCGTTTAATGGAATAAATTCTGCTTTACGGTCTATAAAAAGCGTCAGCATCCTTGGAAAGAAACCGTTCGGGTGGATGCCAACCATCAGCACACCTCAGATTCCGTACCTGGCAAAAGGTGGTGTTGTCGACCAGCCAACTCTCGCAATGATGGGTGAAGCCGGAAAAGAAGCCGTGGTGCCTCTGGAAAAGAATACAGAGTGGATTAACCGGGTAGCGGGAGAGCTGGCCGGACACTTTGGAAACAGCGGCGGCTCATTAACTCGCAGGGATCTGGAGGAGGTTCTGGGGCGCGAAGTTGACCGTCTTATAGACGCTTTGGCATCTATGGGATTCTATATCGACAGTGAGCAGATCGCGAAGGCAAATCTAAAAGGACAACGAAAGCTAGACCGAAGGAAACACCCGATAGTCCGATTTACGTAGAAAGGAGAGTAAAAAATGGCTGAATTAGGTATTTTGAAAATTGACGGCGCCATCATGCCGGACCCTCTCCTGGAGGGATACGGCTGGGAGTTAAATGACATCTCTAGTGAAGACTCAGGAAGAACGATGAAAGGACGAATGATTAAAAAAAGGGTGACGCAGACTCGAAAAATTTCATGCAAGTGGCCGCCGTTGTCCTTGTCAGATGCGTCGAAACTCTTAAAAGCCGCAGCTGATCCGGTGTATATGGACGTAACATTCTATGACCTAAAGGAAAACAAGTTTATGACGAGAAAATGTTACACCGGAGACCGGTCATGCACCGGTTTTTTGACAGTGAAGAAGGTAGCAGGCAAGCTAACGGCATATGTATCCGGTATTGCCTTTGATTTTATAGAAGTGTAGGTGGAAAATGAATATCACAACAGACCGGTTTAAACAAAATATCTATGAAAAAGGCTACCTGACCGCAAAGGCAAAAGTCACCTTTAGGTCAGGAGTTATATTGGAAATTACTGACGACGATCTCATGGAGGGAGGCCTGTCCATCGACGACAGCGTGGGGGACTCCTCCTCTTTTGAGGTCGGGGGTGCGGTGATAAACAAATGCACCTTGATCCTCAATAATTTTGAGCATAAATTCGATAAGTATGACTTTGCCGGCGCGGAGTTTGTGATATTTGTCGGATTTGTCCTCGAAGACCCGGAGACCGAGACGGAGAGCACGGAGTGGATTCAGAAAGGGGTGTATACGACTGATACCGCAAAAACAAGTGAAAATGTAATTACAGTCGAGTGCCTCGACAGAATGGCACTCTTTGACAGAAGTTATTCTTACAGCAGGCTTGCTTATCCCGCTACGCTGCGGGAGATTGTGTTGGACGCCTGCGAGGTTTGCGGAGTCCCTCTGCAAAATACAAATTTCCAAAACAACGATTACACGATTATGAAACGCCCGGAAGATGAGAACGTTACCTTTCGAGAGGTGCTTTCCAGTGTAGCCCAGCTATGTGTGTGCTTTGCCCGGATAAACTACGTGGGTGCATTAGAACTCAGATGGTACCCAGTAGAAATCTTTGAGATGGATTATGATGGAGGGAGTTTCAATATAGTTGAGCCCGAGCATCAAAAATATGCAGACGGCGATAAGCTGGATGGAGGAGACTTCATTCATTATGGCGGAAAACGCATTGACGGCGGAAATTTTGACCGGTTCAATAGTTATCACAGCATTTATAATTTGACGAGTGCAACCATCGAAACGGACGATGTTTTAATTACGGGGGTGGAGTTATCAACGACGATAACAAAGGTTACCGAGGATGGAGAAGACAGTGAGGACATAACATTCAGCTACGGAAAAGAAGGATATGTAATTCGGATTGAAAACAATGTTTTGGTGGACGACGGGAAAAATGCCATCGTCCATATAGGAAGCCACCTTATCGGGTTAAAGTACCGCCCTTTAAGTATAACTTGCTTTCCTAACCCAAGTATCGAAGCTGGAGACGTAGCAATAGTTACGGATCGGAATGGAAATTCATATCAAACAATCGTTGGAGAGCTTTCCTATACGGTTGGCGGAAATATGACGATTAATGCTCCGGCAGAATCACAAAGTGAAAACCAATCGGTCCGGTTTGATGCCACGGCTAAGCTGGTGCAAAGAGTAAAAGAGACGACAAAGCAAGAGGTCAGCAACTACGACATTCAGGTTAGAAAGCTAAACAATTTGATGGCGAACGCAATGGGGCTCTACCAGACAAAGATGGAGGATTCATCAGGTGGAGTTATAAATTACATGCATGACAGCCCGAAGTTAGAGGATTCCACGGTAATCTGGAAGATGGCACTAGAAGGGTTTGCAGTTAGCCTGGACGGAGGGGAAACTTACACGTCGGGTATCACGAAGGATGGCAATGCCGTTTTAAATATCTTATCCGCGGTTGGGATCAATGCAGACTGGATCACTGTCGGCGGCCAGGATAACACAGACGGGACTCTCAATGTGAAGGATGCAGCGGGAAACACCCTCGTTAGACTCGGAAAGGACGGAATCACCCTCCAAAACGGGGCCAAGTTAATTGGTGGAAATGGGGTCTTGAGCACATTTTCCTTCACAAACACTGGGGATAGCGGAAACCCCGGGATGAATCTCTTGGGATTTTTTCTCGAGCCGAATGTACGCACTAAAAACACCATTGACGTTTACATCCCGCCGGGGTTTGTAATCACGGAGGCGTATGTTACGTTGACTCATGCGCCTCTGATCGGCAGTAATTTTGTGGGGTACGCCCGCAATGTAAGACTCTATAAAGTTGAAAATCCGGAAAACTACTATTGGGCAGCATATGCGGGCGGGCAGGCAGAACCAAGCGACGATGACACTGAGGAAATTAAGGGGGCTTTTGGAACATATGGCTTTACTGCAAGTGTACCGACATCTCAATCGCACCGGACGGAGATAAAACGCAGTATTAACATAAAAGACAGTATTGAAGTAAACAAATACAATAGGTTTTTAATCATGTCTGCGGATAGCATCCCGACGACACAAATGGGGTGTCTACAAAAATCTGGTGCAGTCATGGCTGTACTAAATGTGACCGGATATATGTCGTAGAGGAATGGAGGTAGAAAATGGCGATACAAAACAGAAGAGGGCCAGTAATAAAGTTGGATCCAAACAAGCTGTTACCGGCAGAGTTTGCTGCGGCATTGGATGCAGAAGAGCTACACTTTTGCTTTACTCCTGGGGAAACAAAACAAGTTGCTTTCAATGAAGATGTACTTGAGTTGGTTGATTCTCATACCGGAGAAGTGGTGGCGACGCTTACGGCAAATGTAAAGAGAGCCGTTACGGATGCGGAGTCAGCGACAGAATATGCAAATACATCTGCACAAAAAGCGGTAGAAAAATCTATGCTTGCAGAATCGGCAGCGAATAATGCAAATACAGTGGCCGAAGATCTTGTGACACGAAAAAATGCTGGGGAGTTTACCGGGCCACAGGGACCGCCGGGAGAGACAGGTGCGAACGGCATTGTAACGACAATGGAGGGGCAATACGGGTTTGAAATCCGAGAAGGGCACTTGTACCTTGTATATCCAGACGGAACGACTCCGCCTGATATGAGGATTGATGATTCAGGACATCTAATTTTAACAATTTAAATCAGGAGGTAAAGAAATATGGCGGAAATAGATTTAGGGAAAGTAGTAGGACCCCAGGGGCAACCAGGGGCAAAAGGAGACACTGGCAAAGAGGGGCCACAGGGACCGCCGGGGCCGGAGGGAGTTGTAGACGGAAATAGTACAATAACATTTGTTACACCCGAGGCATATCAGGAGCCACAATCCGGAGATTCAATAGCAAATTTGTTTGGGAGATTTAAGAGATGGATTTTGAATTTACAGGATAATTTAGGACCACTAAGCAGTCTGAAAACACCGGATAAAAGTAGCGCTGTAGCCGCGGTAAATGCAAACTACGACTCTATTGCGCAAATAGAGAGTGACGTCGGAAACCCGACGGATCTGACAACGGATGCTAAAGAGATAGTTGGAGCCGTTAATGAACTAAATTCGGATTTGGATAATATAGCAACAGAAGTAAAGACGGTTAATAATAC